TCAGGAACATTTACACCTAATTCTTTTAAAGCGCTCCATATTTGAGCGTTATACTTTTTATCTCCTTTGCCTGATAAGTAATCGGCAAATGAATACTTTAAAGGACCTTGAGGTTGATGCATGTTAGCGGCTAATCCTGATTTTGTTGAAAGTGACTCTCTATAACCATTAACAATCTCTTGGCGATTATCCTCCCATTTCATACCTTTTGTTTTACCCAGTGTACCAGCTTTAACTGTTACCACGTTTACGGCTTTGTTAATATTAGGATCGTTAGAAACAAGCATTTTCCTTAAATCCTGTTGTGTTATCTTCTTATCAGAACCAGGTATTGAATAAACTAAATCACCGTTTACAACTTGTCTATTAGCAGTTCTATCGTTTATAGCTTTAAGAATTTGCATGTTTTCATTACCAGTGGCATTTGGTATAAAATCCCCGTTTTCAATTCTAACACCTAAATCAATTAAAGTATTACTCATGCCATCAGTAGAGCTCTTTAACCTTTCCATTTCAGCTGTAATTTTAGCTCTATCTAGCTCACCTTTCTTTCCAGGTGGTGTATTTTTTAATCTTTGCCTTAATTTATTGAGCTCAGTGTTAAATAACTCCATACCAGCTTCATCAGGAGTTTCTCCCATAGAAAGATCCGCCATAGTAGTAGAAACAGCTTCTTTTAATTCGTCTGCTAAAGCATTATTATCAGCATTTAAATTATCAAAATAATCTCCAACAGTTTTTTGAAATACAGTAAGGTTTTCTTTAAATCCTTTTGCTTTTTGTTTATATATATCTGAATAGTCAGGCATAACATCAGCCATTGACTCTTTTAAAGACATTGCTGCTAATGTTGAATCTGCTTTTCCTAGTAAACTTTTAGCCATATTTTATTTATTTATTTTTAATTGAAAGACGTTAAGCTATTAAGTTTGGATCGTCTAATGGGTTTTCAGGCAAACCACTACCAAGACCACTCCAATCCGCGCTAGCCACTGTAGACACAAAGTTCTGCATAGCTTGATTTTGCATTTGATTTGCATATAAACCAGCGTATGCTTGGTTTTGCATTGCTTGTTGGTAGTTTTTGTTTGCACCTGCTGCTTGACCTTGCTGCATACCCAATATAGTAGCCTGTCTTCCAGATTCAGCTTCTTGAACCATAGCATCTCCACTTCTTTCTAATTGTTGGATCTTTGCTGCTCCAACCGCTCTAGTTCTTTCGTTTGCAACCTCTTGTTGTGCTAGTTGTGCTGAGATTTGTCTAGCTTGTAATTGACCTTGGTTAGCCATAGATTGCGCTAAAGCAGCTATACCACTAGTACCAGCTGCACCACGAAGTTGTCCTAATACATCTGCTCTTTGTTGCGCTCCTTGTTCAGCTTGAAAGTCAGCGGCTTGAGTAGACACTCTTAAGTCTTCAAAAGTATTTTCCATACCTTCGTATGGATTAGTAAATTTCATAGCCCTGTAATTAGCTACTTCTTTATCTACTCTTTTTTGCTGTTCTTTTCTTTCAGCTAAAGCGGCTCTAGCTTGTTCTGCAGATTGCCTACGCATTGCTCGCCCTTGTTTGTTTGCGCTATATGCTCCATAAGCTGCTACACCTACTTGAAGCAATGTTCCTGCCGCTATTTTTCCTGCTACTACCTGTGGCATATTTGTTTTTTTTAATTTATTACTTTATAATATTGAGATAAGTTATTTATAACAATATCTGCGTTTTTTTCTCTCCATTTTGCTAACAATGGTGATTTATTATTTTGTTCATCTGTTCCAAGACCCATTATAAGCCTAAAACCCATATTTTTTGCTTTTTCAACTAAAGCGTCCATAAGTTTTTCTAAAACACCTTCTCTTTGTTTTTTAGTTGTATTTTTGTTCATGGTGATAAACTCTATCCAAGCAATATGACTGTCAGTACTATATAAAAAACCGCTACATATATCAACTTCATCTTTACTTACAATAATACCGTTTTCCGATAAACCATCCTGATGGTGTTTAAACAAACCCCAATCATCCCACCAACCGCAAAGTGTTTCAAAATCTTTTTGTTTGTTAAAAGATCTAATATCCATAATATTTTATTTAATTATAAATATTATAGTCACAGTTTTCACTGTTTTTTTACTCTAAGACGTCTCATTGGTTGCTGTTATAAACTTTTCTAAGTCAAAAATTAAAGTACCATTCCAATCAGATCTAACTGCACCAACTTTTTTAACCTCAATATTACCAGATATTGTTATAGTTCTACCAGCACCATCAAATGTTAATGTTTCTCCAGCTTCTAAAGATTGAGCTGCGCTTAAGGTTAATGTTGCTGTAGTGCCACTATAACTACCTATATTGGTTACTGTTGGATTAGCTGCTGAAGAGTTTATATTAAAACTACTAACCGTACTCACATCATCCATAATCCCATCTGCATTATCTATATTTACAGTAGTACTGTTGATAGTTGTTGTAGCAACTAAAGCTGTAGGTTTTGTTAACGTTACAGCTATGTCACTAAGTTCAATTTCCCAACCGGATAAAGCTTTAATAGCACTTGGTCCATAACCATAAATTTTTACTACATCATCAGCTAAAGCCGCTGCTTGTTTTTTGTTAAAAACAATATTACCGGTTTGCACTGTTGTTAATTGTTTTGTAGCCGTATCTCTAGTTAAAGTTGGCTTAACACCTAAACCGTCTAATGGTTCCACTCTAACTTGAGTAATTCTTTTTTCTTCTCTAGTGCCTTCCATTTGAGTTACAACTTCCTCATAAGAAGATATTACAGTTCCAGTTGTTACGTTAGTATCAGGAGCAATAATCATTCCAGCAGTAAGCCCATCTATATTACTAATTGGCCACCTGTAGTAAGTTGACTCGCTAACATCTTCACCTTCTATAGCAACAGGAGCAGATCCAATAGTTCTAGTAACAAATATTAACACATCGTTAATAGTTGGAGTTCTATCTATCTTAAGTGAATGCGTAGCACCAGCTGTAACTGGAATTGAAAATGGAATTTTACCAGTATTTTTACCTACTTGAGCGGTTAAAGATTGGGTTGTTGACGATGTACCTGCAAAAAGTGTTTCAGCATTAGGCGATATAGCTGATAGTGTTAGCCTCACATCTAGCGTTTGGTATATAACTTTTCTAAGTAATAAAGAGTCAGATCCTGTGGAAGAGTTTATATCTATAGCATTATCTTCAAACCTAACTTCGTTGTAATTAGCGTGTTTAGTTCCATTTTCTGCAAATAGAAAAATATCGTATTGATCAGAGCCAGTAAAAGTTAAAGTTACACCGTCTGATATAGTAGCCGCTGAAGATAAAGAAAACACCTTTTCAGAGTCTATAGACGCAACTGTTATATTTGCGGCATTAAGAGCGCTAGTTCCGGTAACTCTATCACCTACCTCCATTTTTGTTGCAACAGCAGTATCCATGGTTACACTAGTAGCACTACTGACGGCTCCATCAACAGTGTCTGTTGTTGCTGGTGCTGACGGAAAGCTTATATTACCACTATACGTATTATTTATTTTTTTGTTAGCCAATCTAGTGTTGGTTGCTTGAAACTTGTTTGTATTAAAGTTATAATAATAATCACTTTCGTTTTTAATCATTAAGCTAAACGTTCCATCACCCGTTATTGTAAACGTTCTTTTTTCACCACTAGCCTTTATGTTTGCGGTGTTTAAATCAAATGATTTTATTGTTCCGCCGCTACCATATAATCTAGCGTGCTCGATGTCAGACATTAAAGTTCCATCTGGCATATAATGATATCCATCAGGTGCTACTAGTCCTTGAGCGTTTACTGTTCTTTGTGTAGCGCTAGAAGGCGTGCTTGATGAGCTTGATGAACCGTAGTGATATGACATATTTTATTTATTTATTTATTTACTACTTTGTGTTATTTCAGAACTAACTGCGTAAAGCTCAGCTTTAACTTTTGAATTATTTTCAAACCTCGCGCTAGCATAATACCCTGATAAACCATTCATATTAATCACCTGATTTTTTACAAACATCCAATATGTCCCGGTTCCTGGGCCGGGTAGGCTACTAAAAAGATCATTCATATCAACCTGAAAAAGATCTTGTGTTGGCCCTGTAATTCCATCGAAAAATGAAGGGTTAGTAACAACGACACCAGCGCTAAATATCTCTTCAGAATCAGGTAATTGGTAATAAACAGCATCACCAACTTGTAAAGAGCAGTTTATACCACCGTCTATAAATATTCTAGCAGTTCCGTCACCAAGGCCATTTGCGTTTTCAAGCACCATACCGTTGTTTAATTCAGACTGAATACCTAGACCCTGAACTTCAGAAGAACCGAAATCTATATCATCAAAACTAGACTCTAAACCTTTAATGTAATTAAACCATTTCCCTTCTTTTTCTATGAACTCAAGTAAACTACCTTTTTCTTTATTAGTTTCTATATTGCTAACGTACCAACCATCTGCTGGCGTAGAGTTAAATAGATCAGAGCCAATCGCGTGAACACTATCTTCTTGTAGTTGTGTTGTTATAACATCACCAATTTGAAAATCACCAGGATTAGAGTTTCCAGGGAAAACGCTTGTCACCGCAGACTCATTACGTCTTAAATGCGCTTTTGTAGGCCCACCAGATGGTGATGATAAAGAGTCTGTGTTAGTACTATCCCATAGTTTAGCATAGTTTTGATAAATAAGAATATTATTACGATATTGTTTTATTTCAATTATGCTTTCATTCCAATCAGAGTGGTTTAACAAACTATTCATATCTGACGCCTCAAAAAACGCATATCTACCATCAACGCTAGAGCCAAGAGAGTGTTCTACTCCTGTAATATTAATTGTTTTAACACCTTCAACTCTAGATTGACTACCCTCATACTCTAATGTGTGATATGATTTTATACTACTTGGCGTGTCGTTTAATAAAACATTTAAACTTGAGTTTGTAAACGTATTATAAAAAGTGTTTCTGTTAATGTTTTCAATGTGGTGCTTATAAAGTCTACCGCCAAACACTGTGTAGTAGTTGTTTGCTGTGCTAAGTGCGTTCTCGGGTACAAAAGACTTAAAACTAACCCAACCTTTCACATCCTCTTTAAAAGAAACTGTTGTAGGATCAAGTATAACTTCTTTTACAGATATATTATCTATGGTTCCATTAAAATATCCACTACCACCATGAGCTTTATTGTGGAAATGTATACTGTTTGGATGGTTGGCTAAAGTTCCCCACGGCCAAGGAACCCAAGAACTCTTTACAGTAATATTCTTTGTATGCATTCCAACAGAAGCTAAACTGCTTGTCGTGCCTTGAAGTGATGCGTAATTAGCATTCTCGTCATGAAGAGTAACCCACAATCTACCGTCTAAATCAGAACCATCTTGAGGTTTTCCAACAGTATATGATATTTGATAAGTTTTTCCTAGTGCAATAGAACCACTAAGATCTTGGCCAACTCTCTCATGGTCATCTGCATCGGAAAACATATTGTTATTAACGCTATCCCAGGTCCAATGATTTACAGATCCAGATTGAAACCACGTATCTGATGGATCAGTTTCAAAATTTCCATTTACAATTAATTCTTCTCCTAAAGTTTTTCTATCTGCAAGTGTAATATTATATTCATCATTTCTATCATCGTAACTACCAATAAGTTTAGTTGATAATTTTAAATTATCTCTAAACCAATCACTCATCCCAGCACTAGATATAGGTGTTAAACCATCCATAGAAAGCCTCATCACAGCACCTCTTACTTTGTCGGTAAAATAAGCTCTGTAAGCTTCTGATACAAACGATTCTGGATTTTTAGATATACCATACTCGCCAGAATAAGGAATAGCTTGACCTAAAACGCTGTTTGTTGAGGTTATATTTGAATTTCCATCAGCATTAAATAAAGCGTCTTTATTTGCTAGTATCTTTAAAACTCTATCTTCGCAAAGCGTTACTAAATCACCACCTTGTCCCCAACCGGCTTTTAACTTTTGTATGCTACCATAAATAGGGTTTATTTCTTTTGTAATTTTTTCAGCAGCTATAAATTGATTTAAATTGTTAACACTACTATTTGAGTTATATATACCAGAATATATAAGTCCATATTTTAATTGCTCTTCATAGGGGTTTTCGTCTAGCGTTGTAGACGCTTTTACTCCATTAGTTATAAAGGGTAGATTATAAGTATCTCTAATTCTATTAGACTCAACGCCGTTTCCAAACGAATAACAGTTGTGCCAACCTAAAGTGTATTTTGTATTTGACCCGTGTAGAATTTCGTTTACATACACATACGGGACTCTTGCTGGGAAACCTGCGTATCCCGATTGGTTTGCAACATCAGCATCCCAACCGGTTACTTCAACAGTTATAATACCACCACCTGGTTTTGTTATTTTTAAATGACTACCTATTTGAATGTAACTACTACCAACAAGAGGTTGATCTTGTGTGAATTTAGTAGCTAAAGATAAACGCCAAACTCCTGTTCCATATTGACCGAGAAGAAGTGTGCTTGGCAGGGGCTCATAATCTACACTCGTAACGATCATATTAACAAGTGTTGCCGCGGGACTTTCTATACATTCAACTAAGGAACCAGCTGGTATTGCTAGGTACTTAGTTTCTTCTGTTAATTCAAGCGGATTATACCCGCTAGCTTCGTAGTATATATCTAAATCAGTAGTCTCTTTTGGCTCAGTTTCCCAAACAGCAGGATTACTAGGAAACTCAGATTCTAGGTTTATTTCTTCAAGAAAATCTATAGTATAACCAACCGCTAATATACCAGGGTTTGCAAGTGAAAAACCATCACTATTAGGGTCTTTTGTATTTATTCTATTAACAGAATATTGACTATAACCATTCATTGCTGGTTGTTGAAAAACCAACGTGTGACCCGTACTCGGTGAAGTGTCCATGATTTTGTGTTTTTTCAAACCTAATGCCGCTATTGCCGAGCTAGGAGTTGTTTTGAGAAATAAACTAGAGTAACCAGTTAGCGTTAAAATGAAACCTTGAGTAGCACCTGATGATGGGTATGGATCTATCTCACTTATTATAAGTGGCTCCATTGAGTACACGCTGGAGCTACTACCATTAGGATCATCAAAACTACCATTTAGCGATATTGAACTATACTTTGTTAATATCATGCCCCTAGATATAGAATGCTTACCTCCATTAATATCACATACTATATCGTGTATATTTTCAACATAAACTTCATTATAGGCAAGAGTAAGGGGGGAAGAAGCGTGTGGTACTGTTAACTTTAAGCCACCATCAATTGGGCCGGTACTACCCCCGTTTGTTGGATCCCAACTCATATCACCATCTCCATCGCTGTTTTTAAAAGTAGTTTTATATCCCATACTAAAGTTTGGGGATAATTGAGCAGCTTGAGGTATACTGGGGTTGTTATTCCATGCTGGATATTCATTCGAGCTAGGTGATTGTTTCGCCCCATCACTCCACCTCAATCTCATATGATGGTTTACGCCACTAGTTTGAATTGTATATACTTCACCTGTAGGATCTTCTCTAAACCTAAACTTAATCGAAGGTGATATTTTCGCTACCAAAGTCTTAAACTGTGAGCTGTTATAGAAAGGGTTACCGTTATCGCGACCTATATTAAAAAATTCTTCAGTTATATGGCTATCATTTTGCACATCTTGAAAATGATTTTCTTTATTATGGTAAATTCCTCCTATAGCTATTACCATTGAAGATTCGGTATTTGGACCTGTGTTTTGATTTACACCTTGCTCAATATCATCTGTCATGTGTATAAATTCCCAATCTAAACTAGGATCACCAGTACGTTCACCTGAATAAGGACCACCGTCAATAAACCATACGTTACCCTTTTCTTGCTCTCCTTTGGAGTTGAAAACACCATACCTCTCTCCAGCGTCAAAACCAGATTTGTCAGCAGCTTTAATATTTGGCATGTTAGATGAAACTGCTGCGCCTTGTCCTTGTCCCGTCCAGTGGGTTAGCTCATTTTCCCAATCTGTTTGATTAGTGTCGTCAAATCTGTATTGTCCAATATAATTACTACTAGAATCTGTTACTGTATTTGATTTCCACCTGTAGTTTCTAAAAAAAGGAGCAAAAGTTCCAAAGTGTAAATTATTGTTTGGACCTCCCATATCAACACTTGTACTGGATCCAGTCCCAACAGGATATAGAGGGTTTTGATATATACCTCTTGTTTGACCCGTAAATTCGCTTCTGTGTAATGTCTTTTGATTAGCGCCCATGTAGTAGAGCTTTTTAGAAACCGAAATTCTATAACTTTTTTGCCCTACAGTTTCCGCGTAAACGTTAGAGTTAAAAACGTCATCTTTGTTTACCTTAACAAAAAATCTTCCATCAAATTCACTTGAGTTCTCTGGAATATACTTATATATCCTAACGATAGTATTGTCAACTATTTTTGTTGGACTTAACCCAGTTGATGGATCATCACATATAAAGTTGATATCATCTCCAAGTTTTTTGTCTAGCTTTATATGGTATTTAGCTTGAGGCGCTGGGGCTTGGGGTTGGCTCATCTCTGCTATTCTGTATCTATCCGAAGTACCATCACCAATAGCAAACTCTATATATAAAACGCCTTCTTGTTCTTTTACGTTGTGAAGTTCAGAACCAGAGCTATCGGCAAATGGCAGGTAATTTATTTGAAAACTGTCCCTACCAAGTAGCGGAGCATTGTCTATTGAACTACCAAAAAGACTGTCATCAGTAGCTGTAAATAGTTGAGTTTTTTCTTCTAATAATATCTTATTAGTTTTTATATAATCTGGCGCCTCTGTTTCTATTGCTAGCACTTTGTATCTGGCCTTGTCTTCAACTAATGCGTCAGAACCCACACCTTTTTTAAGTATTAAAAATGTATCAATATCTATTTTATTTACATCGGAGGAAGGAAAGGATAACCACGCTAAACCATCTCCAGCATCCCACCATCTATCCATAGACATGTTGTAATATTCTCCTGAGGTTTCTTTTATAAAAAACTTAAAGTATTTTAAATCTTTAGGGAACATTGTGTCCGCAAATGAAACCTCAAGCTTATTGCTTTTGTTGGAATCTTTCTTAGTTATCTTTTGCTCACCAGTTGAATTAGACAATACTGGTGTTTCTCTACCGTATTTGTCAACAAAAACAACCCCAAGTTGGTACTCTCTTAAAGATTTAATAGATTTTACCGTACTTAAACCCTGGTAATCACTAGACAAGCTGACATTTAAATTTGGATAATATTCTTCGTTTGTATCTTGGTTTATTAAATCAAACCCCTGCGTGTAATTAGCGTACACAACCCTATTACCACTAACCTCTTGCGCTAACGCCGTTTTAGGAACGGCATCCCAAGGTCTTAATAATTGATTTGAGGGAAGTACTCTTTTTATTATCTCTGACTTTACAACATATTCGTTATTAGTCCAAATACTGCTATTGTGTTGGTTGTTTTTAATGGTGTCTACTACATAAACATTTGGAGAAGCCTCGTCTTTATACAGTATGTCAACAGCCACAATATCTTGACTCTCTCCACTAGACGCACCAGTAGTCAGGTCAGGTTCTTGTGGGATAAATCCAGAAAGCGTAATTTCACTAACATTATTAACCATACCTAAGTTATAAGCGTTTCTTGGATGATAATCAAAAGAACCTGGTAAAAAAGCTACTTGAGTAAAAGGGGAAAAAGTGGAGTATTCTTTATCTTCATATTGATACCTATAAGCAAATCTTGGAAACTTGTATTCAAATAATTTTTCTTCTTCACTTAGTTTTTCAACAGCATATTTTAACTCTGTGTAGTTTGGAGGTGTAGCTGGTGGAGTACCCTCAAAACCTACTACCTCCAACTTTACCTGTGCGTCTATAACGTCTTGTCTTTCTATAGAAATACTCTCAATATTACCATTAAAACCATTGCCACTATTGCTTATATCATCGGTTCTTAAAAAGAATTTACTAGTAAGATTACCCCATGTTGAGCTACCTCCACCAAAATTAGCGCCATTATTTGATGTTGCACTGTTTAAAGTAAAAGTAAACTCATGTGTCACGGTGGTATTTAGTCCTGCTGGTGCCATCCAACCTGTCGAACCACCGATTATTGGATACCAGTAGGGAATGTTTCCACCAGAGTAAAACGAATAACTAGAATTACCAACTATATAAGCTAAAATTAGTCCTTCGGTGTGATCAGATATAGTAACTGAAACCTTGTAAACCCCGTTCTCTACAAATGGAATTACTGGATCACACCACAGTTCTCTTCCATAATTAGCGCTATCACCTTTAATAAGTTTATTAGCTGAATCATATATAAAATGACTGTCCCAACTCCACCCAAGTGGTCGACCTCCGTTTATATTTGGTAGATCAAAATCGTTGTTAGGCGCTAGCTCAACAATATCATCACTTGGGTGCATAACATCAACTACTCTAGCTTTTATGCTATAATTTGTTATAGGTGATGGTGGGACCTCGTCGTAGTTAGCGCCTCCAAATTCTTTGAGCACGACAGTGTCATTAACATTCCAACTTAAAGTAAAACCACTATCACCTTGTAAATCCGTCTCTATACGTGTAGAGAACTGACTACCAATTGAAAACTGACTAAAGTCATAATATTGATTTGATGCATTTATAAAAGAGGATGAGTTTTGTGTGTTTGATCCACCAGCAGTTAAACCACCTGGATCAGGTGTTATTCTCATTACACCACCATAGGTAAGACCGGGGTATTGCCCTGAAAATAGTTCTATGGTTGGAGCTGTTTTAGGAGATTTTCTAATAACCGTAATATGCTCCTCTTGTAAATCTATATTAGAATTTATATCGTAACCTCTAGATTTGTTTATGAGTTTTGTATGTATTGTACCGGAATTATCAGTACCCTCTATACAGCGAGAAATATTAATCTTTTTTGGCTCAGAGTGATTATCTGTCCAAAACAACATGTTGTCAATGATATTTATACCAGTAATTATATTATTTGGGTTAAATTTCAAAACATCTCCAGTAGTATCAACCAGTACTGGTGTTATAAGGTTATTTATGGAATCATATTCTAATATAAAATCTTCCACCTTTGTGATAGATATATTATCTATATTACCCGTGAAAGCGCTATTTCTTGGTTGAAATAAAATAGCGTTAGCAAAACCACCGCCACCTGCAGTACTAGGGTTAATAGTAACAATTTCTGTAAACGTACCACCACTACTTATATCAGAGGTAGTTCCATACTCATTGTTTTGTCCATATAAAATTAATCTCACTTTTCCTGCCGTGTAATTTGATACAGTAAACGTTACTATATAACTTTTTCCAGCTATTAAATTATCAGTTCCCGGAATAGGATATCTAGCATTATCACCGGTCGTAGCTGCTGCGCTTGCTTCAAGCCTGTTATTATCTGCCTCCCAACTGCTATCCAAATACCACTCTGTCTGACCATAAGTAGTACCACTAATTCCAGTAAAATCTATATTTAAAAATTCTTTTTGAGTAATAAAATAATATAACTTATCATTTTTTTCATCAGCGATTGACCCAATGCAAGTTGAATTTTCAGATATAAAATCTTGACCAGCAATCAAAGCGTTACCTAGTATATTTTGCGCAGTACCAACATCAGACCCTTCTGAAGTTGACACTTGTATATTCATTGCGTCTCTATATTCTCCGTTTGGAACAAGTCTCTCGTCAAGATCCTTATTCATCTTACCACCGGTAAAATTATGCTTAATCTCTGGCATGTACTAGTGTTTTATTTGCTTAGACTTACCTCTAAGTATTTGAGTTAATTCTTCTAATTTAATATTAGATAATCTTAATTTAGCTTTCCTTGTTTCCGCGAATCTTTCTTTTTTAAATCTAGGCGCTAACTGTTGGTGTATTGGTTGGGACGATGTAGATAAAATTGCGTAAGCTATATACTTATACATCGCTTCTTCTGCAAATTTATGAACTTGCATCTCCGCGTCCGTACCAAGACTATCACTTATATAATCTAAGATCACAGTTTTTCCTGAAATATTAGATGAAAAATGTATTCTTCCTAATCTAGGATCTATATAAAACGATCCATTAGCTTGAGCGTGTTGAGGGTCTAATCCGTATCTAGATCCATCCTGCGGCCAGTAAGTGTCATCTTGATAATCGTCTTGATTTTCAGACGGAGTGTTTGCTTTGTAGGAGCCCCAAGTAGAAGATTCTGTTTCGTTACCAATAGCGGCTTGTAATTTTGTGCTAGCGTAACTATTTGTTACAGACACATCGTCTATATAGTTAGTCGCTGTAAGAGTGCTATTTATGCCTGAAAATTCTTGGTAAGACACTATTAAAACATAAACTTTATCATACGCACTAACATCTACTTTAAGCAACTCTTTTGACACGTCTGTGCCATCACTTGATCTCCACTCTATATAACTACCCACGCCGTTAGGTCCTACGAGATCAAAACTCTCTGGTAAATGATTAGTACCTGAATCAGCATAGGTTTGGTTGTTTAAGTTTTTAGTGTTTGAATCACCTGGCATTGTGCTTAAACCAAACCTAAGAACACCAGGACCATTTGTCATATCTACAGCGGTTCCTTTAGCAGAAATATCCACGTAATCCTGATCACTAACATCTATCGCTTGCCACATAGACATGGCATGACCCCAACCACTAGAATCACCGTGACTAGTTCTAGTTCTGTGAGAAAATATTAATACCTCTTGGCTTATGTTGCAATCTGCATATATCGTAGTGTAGTTGCCAGTTTGTGGGAGGCTATTTCTCTTCCACGGTGGAGCTGGTTTATTGTCAGCAAGAGTGGCAGCTGAAAAATCATTATTAACAATTAACTCTAATTCTTCAGGAAAAGAATACTCACCATCATCTTCCTGCCTTACTTGAAATGGATTTGAAGTACGGTTCGTAGGGTATAGTGGATGTTTTATACCAGCTGAATCAGTCCAAGATAATTTTGTGTAATTTACATAGTCATGAGGCAGTGGCATAACTAATGTTGGTGGTAGATCTATTTGTTGAGACTTGATCGATTTAAAAGTATCAAAAGAAAACTCTTGTAATCCTCTTTGTGCATGGAATGCAATGTCAGCTCTTTTAACTTTTTGAATAATTTTACCCTCACCAACATAAGCTATTTGGAATTGAGTTATAATATCATCTAAAGATGTAAATTGATAATTTCCAAAATCATTACCTTGGTAATAATTTTTATGTGTAGTATCGTCTAATAATCCCATTTATTTATTGTTTTTCTTGTTGAATTTGACCTGCCCCTAAACCAGCCGCGGTTTGTACAAGTTGTGGTTTCTCGATCGCAACACCAGCTAACGTTAATATTCTATATACTAATTCCGTTTCCTCTGAAGCGTGTAGTTCAAAATCTACAGTATTAGTTGAATTGTAAAGTGGTTTTTCGTTTATAACAACATAAGACCAATTTGGTTTTTTAGGTTTTCTTATGTAATCAGCTGATATTCCAGCTTTATTCGTGGCAGTTGTTATATCACTACCATCGGGAACTGCATTTCCATTGGAATCCACAAAACCTACAGTTTTAGGATATGGATATATTTTTATACGTAATTGACCTTGGTTATCTCTTTTAATGTATACGGGTCTATCTTCAGTGTGTTTAGATAATTTACTTCTATTTCTTATAGTAAATTCTTTTGGTGTTAACTGCTCGCAAACTCCACTCTTCCCTTTTGCAGGATACGTAACTGAGATCTCCCCTAATCTATATAAATCTGGTATATCCGTATCAAAAGCTATACAATCTCCATACTTATTGGCAACTGTTACGTTATAACTACCAACGTTATAGTGCTCGAACATGGATATTTTATCTTTTATTATAGATACAATATCTGAGTATTCACCACTACTACCAGGTGTTCTTTTGAATTGATTTAAGTCATAAAAATATTGCTCGAATATTTCCATCTGAGCATGGTCGGCAAATAAGTTAAACTCTTGAGGAGTTATATACCCTCTTTGTTCTTTGTTAGCTAACGCTAAAACCTTTTGATATACTCTATCTATACTTACTGCCATAATTTCTTTTTAATTTGTAGTTTACGATCGCCCCGTAGAGCGACCGCATCTACAGTTAGATTAATTTAATCTTTTTTCAATATTGGAGTAAATCTCCATACCTTCATCAGTTTTAAACCAAGCGGCTAAAGCTGAATAAGGGTGTTCGTCAAATGGAACGTTCATTAGTTTTCTATCGTTAGAAGCCCAGGTAAAAGTTCTTTGATCAGAAGATAATTTTAATATCCCCATTTCAGTTGCTTTAATACCAAAGTTTCTAAGCTGAACATTTTCATCATTAACTAAATCTAAGAACAGTTGAGGATTTCTTTTTGCGTATACTAATAAATCTCTTTTAAGTTCCTTAGAACTCATCGTAGATACCTCAGAACCTTTTTCTACACGTAAAACCGCTTCAGCCATATCTATATCTAGATTTTTAGCCGCGTTTAACGCGTCAATTTCTAACTCTATAATTTCAACTTCATTTTGAGCTATGACTTGAGGTTTGTGCTCTTTATATATATGCTTTCTACCTGGATGGTATAATGAAAGCATCTTTTGTAGTGTTTGTTTCTCTCTTGGTACGTATAAAACACCGTTTCTAAATATAATATGGGATAATCTTTGATCCCCTTGCATTTCATCTACAAAACAAGTTCTTTGGTTTTCGCAATACTTCAACTCTCTTTCGTATCCTTTTTCTTCGTCAAAATAATAAATACCAGCACTTTTTATAGATCTAGATAAAGATTTTCTACTTTTACCTCTTAAAAAATAACTTCTATTTTTTATTTCCCAATTATTTTTTTTTGGTTTTGGAATATCCATAACCGGTGTTTCAACTTTTGGTTGTTCTACAACCGGTGGAGTTGTCTCCACTTTTGTTTCTTTTTTCTTTGCCATAATATAATATATAATAAAATTAATAAAAATAAAGGGACTGGGAAATTAATCCCAGTCTCTTTAATATAATAAATGCTTATTTCATTAACATGAAATTGTTAGCACCTTGAGTAATTAAACATCTTTCAGATAAGAAGTTCATTTGCATTGCATCTAAGTCAGATGTAACGGCACCAACAGAACCAGTAGTCCAAGTTTTCATTTTTCTACTTTCTGTATTAGAAGCTCTATATCTAACGTGTAAAAAAGGACGTTTCATGTTCTTTCCTAACTGCTCGTCATATACAGATGATACACCAGCTGGAATAAATATCCCACGAACAGCATCAGAAGTTGCGGCAGCATTAATACCACCTCTTGTAGCTTTGTCGTTTAAGTATTTCCAGTCAGACTTGTAGAAGTCATAAGAACCTCTTCTGAAACCAGAGAAACCTAAGTTTAATGCCATATCTTCAGAGTTGTTGAATACACCGTAAGATGTACCACCAGCACCGTAAGAATTCATTGCAGCTAACATATCGTCTATAGCTAAGCTAGTAGATCTGTTAACAAACATCATATTTTCTTCAATAGCACCTTGAGAATCAAACTCAGCTAAGATAGCATCAAATTCAGCTAGATCAGTAGCAGCGTTAACACCAGTAACACCAGTAGTAACATTACCTCTGTCATTAATAGCGTCAAATAAACCTTGAGTACCCCAAGAACCATCGTCAGCACTATCAGCACCACCTAAGAAGTTATCAGCCTCAGACTTAGTATTAACTACTTTAACTGATTCTAACATTGCCATTTCTAGTTGATCAGTAAATCTCATTCTCGTTTCAGATTCAGCTTTTAGATACCATAAGTATCCAGAAGTTCCATCTTCTTGAGAAATTTCAACCCAACCAACTCTAGAAGCATCAGAACCAGAAACACTATAATAGTCTTTCATTATAATTGGTTTGTTGCTAAAAGATTTAAATTGAGGTTCGTTTGATTGACGGAAGTCAACTTGATCAAGACTTCTGTTATGAATATTAGTAGTAGTAACAGCATCTTTTACATAAGACATACCTTTTCCATATTCAGAACCAACAACTAATACAGTAACAGTATCAGTACTAAAACCAATACCTGCTAATGTTCCAGCAGTAGTAACTGAGTTATAAGGAACTACATCAATATCGTCAGCTGTAACACCTGTAACTAAACACATAGCTGTTAAAGAAGCACTAGATACTAAAAGTAAATCGTTTACTCTAATACCGTGATCAATAGCTGAAGTTGAAGTAGCATTTCCATCAATATCACTATCGATTTCAATAACACCACCAACACCAGATGGCGCCGCAGTTGCCGTTGTACTTTTAATGTTTCCTATATAAGATAAATGTAATCTACCTTGTTCAGACCAAACTACTTGATCAGCAGTCATAGCCTCTTCGGCACTTACTTGAGCAAGAAATCCTGAAATAGTTCTGTTTCCAAATACTTCAGCTTCTTTCTCCATTAAGTCCGGTACATATTGTTGCGCCCAGTCCGTAGACCCTGACGCTAAATCTAGATAATTTGTTGCAAACGTAGCCTTAGTTGGCGACGGTACAGTATTCAAATTACCTCCTGGATTTGAAATTGCCATAATTTTTTATTTTTTAATTTTTAAATTGTTATTTATTGTTTTTCATTTTAAACTTAAAATCAGAAGAACTATCACCTAACACCCTAACTTTTATACCACCAGCTTCAACAACGCCATGTTGTTGTCTAGGATTCATGTCTACGTTTTTGGCTTTAGCAACACTTGTTTTTAAAGCGTCTGCCTTGCCTTGTTCGTAAAAATGTTTTGCAATAGCATCAGGGTTGTTAGCAGTGAACAAAGATTTATGATAACCTTTTGCATCTGACATTTCGTTATTTTCATTCAAGAACTTCTTGACAAAATTATTAACATCACTTTGGTTTTCTTTTACTTTGTTAGCATCTTTAACATTAAACCTATACTTTTTATCACCAACGTTATAATCAAAACCTTTGAAGTCTTTATTAAAAACATTGTTAGTTTTCATTTTAAAAGTATTTGTTTGTTTTTCAAGAACCGCTTCGTTTTCTTTTGATTCTTTGTTATATCTATTAAAAAAATTTACAGCTTTTTGTTGTTCTTGAGTCAACTTTGACCCAGCTTTAATTTCTTCATAGTATTTGGACTTTTGCCTGTCCAGATGGGCTTTAGCGTCGGCAACTTGCTCTTTTAACGCTATTTTTTTCTTTTTAACATCTCTTTCTTCATCAACTTCTTCGTCATACGAAAACCTGTCATCAATTAAAAACTCTACTTCTTCAGGCGTTAAATGAGATTTTGTTTTTTTATAATACTCTCTAAGGACTGTCATGTCATCATAACTGGAAAAGTCTTGATTAAGCGTTACATAATCTTCTAATGTACCGCCAGTATCTTCCATAAAATCCATTAGCTTTTGTATATTTTCAGGTATTGCTTTACTAGTCTCTTGAGCTTCAGATACAGCTTCTTCAACTTGTTCAGTTAATTCTTCTGTTTGCTCTTTAACTTCTTCTTCAGTAATTTCTTCTAGTACTGGAGTTTCTTGTGTTTCAGCTTCCTGTTGTACTTCTTCTTGTTTTTCTGCGGCATCGGCATTTTCATCGACTCTAGCCACTCCCTCGTCGACAGGGTTATCTTCTTTAGTTTCATCTTTGGTTTCATTTTCTATTGGTTTATCTAGGTTTACTTTTGTAACGTTATCTTCAGGTGTAGCTTTTTTAGATAAGTCTACTTTTGTAACTTCTTCAGTTACCTTTTTCTTTTTTGCCATAATATAATATAATAATAGTTAATAATTGTTATCTAGGATCAAATGCACCTAAATCAAATCCGCCTCCTATATTATCATTACTTGCGGACTCAAAGTTTTTAGGTGCTTTTGCACTATTTCTTTGATCAATCAGCTCACTTTGTTGAGTTGCTTGAATTCTTGTTCTTTCGTCTTTACGATCTTCTTTTTCTTTTTCTTTTTTATTTACAGTTTCATTATCCATCTGTCTAAGCTGCATGTTGTATTGAAACTCTTGCTCCATTAACTCTTTTTTAAGTGCGCCTTCAGCTTGCATTTTTTGAAGCTCTAATTGCATTTCTATTTGAGCTAAAGAAGTTTTTTGCTCTGTAAGCGCCATGTTTTTTTGCACCTCTGCTTGCGCTGCAACTTGTTGTGCTTGTGCATTTGCCTCTGCTTGTGCTTGTATATTTCTTTCGCTTAGCTCTTGATCTCTTTCAATTTTTTTCGATCTTCTTAGTTTAAGCAGTTGATTTGCTAGTTTTAAGCTTTTTATTTCTCTAATATCAATAGCATCTTCAAGGTCAATAGTTTGTTGTGCTAAAGCAACTTGTATATTATTTTCTAATAATGCTTTTTCCTCTTCATCTGGAGCAAGCTCTATAAATATACCAAAATCATATAAGTGTAAATTTTGCATTTCATTAAGCGTAGCAACATTATGAGCTCCAATTTGCTGAATAAAAGCGTCGGCGGTTGGTGAGTATTCTATAATATCAGACACTCTAAGTGATAAACACTCCGCTACCTGAGAAGTTAAAAACAAGCCAGACTGTAGTATGTGTCTTGTTGCTGTGTTACTGTTTGCTGCGGCTAACTTTTGCACACCAACCAAAGCGTTTTTATCTGGTGTACTACCATCTCTAGCTTCATTAAGTCCGGTAGTATCTCTTATCATTTGTAAGTAATAGTTATAGTTACCTATAAGTGACTGTAGCTTCTGACCACCAGAACCTGATTGTATTTCTTGAATAGGCACTTTACCAGGATTCATTTCACCTTCAGAAGTAAATGATCTACCTATAACAGAACCTGTTTGGAAAAACATGTTTAAAGCTTCTTGTGGACTGTAATTTGTACCATTGCCTAAATCTATTTCAGCTAAACCATCAGCATCTAAATAAACACCGTCTGGTACCATACGTGACAACACTTGTTGTAACTTTAAATGTGTAAGCTGTATCATATCAGCAAAACCAGTAACACGTCTTACTAAACTTTCAATTTTACCTTTATACATACGCGGAGCAACAATAGCGTAATTCATTTTAACCTTAGTAAAATCACTTTTAGGTCTCATCATGTTTTTAGACATTTCCCACTTAAGCAACTTATTTGTACCAAGTATTAAAGCACCTTCGTATAAAGTTTCTATACTTCTTTGTAGTCTAGAATAATCAGTTGATTCTGTTGGTGGGTTAAATGTATCATCTTTTTCTATTGCTTTTTCAGCACCACTACCTGTTTCTTTTACTTTGTAAACTTCATTCATATATGTTTTATAATTAAAATATAAAACTTGAACTTTATTATTGTCAACCTCGTTAAGATAATTTGAAGAGTTAGCATGGTTTGTTTGGTGATAGCTTTTGTTATTTACAATATCTTCTAAGTCTTCAGGTGTTAGGTGTGGAAATTGTTTTGCTAATTCATTTACTGGTATATTTTTAACTTCACCTACATAATATATGTCATCAAAATACGGGGACTCTGTATACGAATAAACTAAATCAGCTGGGTCAACATAATTAATAGTAACACCTTCTGAAGTGTTAAAGTTTGTTTTTACAGCGCCTATACCTAAAACAGTTAAGTCGTAGTAAAATTGTTTTTTAATTAACTCATAGTTGTTACCATCAAACAAAACGTTTAAAGCCTGCTCTTCAGCTATTTCAATAGACTGTTTATATGTAAGCTGCATGTGTAAAGCAAGTTCTTCTTCGTTAACTGGTAAAGTTTCTTGATCTGAGTTAGAAATGTCAATACCTATTTCTTCTTTAACAAAATCATTATAAGATTTCATGTTTATATCTTCTAACAAAGCTTCCATATACTCTGTTCTTTGACTAACGCCGTAAGGGTCTTGAGAGTATGCTTTTATATCATACATACGCTCGGCTAATCCATTAACAACTATATCTACAAACTTAGGTATAATAGGTACAGGCGTCCAGTCTAAATTAAGATAAGACAAGTCACCATTTATAGATAACTCATCTTTATATTTTTGTACAGATTGTTCTCCTCTTGCGTATAATCTTAAATTATGAAAATTGTTTTGATTAGCTGAATATCTAGTGTGACTACTACTGTTGTAAAACCACTCTGTTTCTATTGCTTTTGCAACTTTTAAACCATAGTCGTAACTCAACTTTTCAGCATCGCTTACAACTTGACTAGGAAAATAACTTTTTATAACAGACTCTGCCATATTTATTTTTTAATTAATTTAGATGTATTGCCTGTA